AAATATTCAATTACGGAAAATTCGCCGAAAACATTTTCAAAAATATTTAGAAGCGTATAATAGAGCATTGACAAGCCGTGATGCAGAAAAGTATGTAGACGGCGAAGATGAGGTAATTGATTATGAAACCTTAATCAACGAAGTAGCATATTTGCGTAATCGTTGGTTAGGTATTATGAAGGGTCTTGAAGCCAAGCAATGGCAGATGGGACATATCGTGCGTTTACGCACAGCAGGAATGGAAGATATTTCAATATGAGTTATTCAAATATAACATCAAACAATTTTGGTAACCTTAGTCCAGGTAGTTTAACACCAGGTAGTTTAACAAATTCAACATTTACACCTAAACAGTTGCAAGCAATTAAACCTTTGGCTCAGCTAAATGCAACATTTATGCTTTCTTCGGAAAACAATTTGCATCATGCGGTCAAAAAATATGAAGTGTATGAAACACCAACCGATGTATTAGCATTAAGTGTTGCTTGGAAAAGACTACGTGATAATGGTCACTCCGGTATAGGCAAGCTATTGCAGGATGAATTGTTTAATATGGTTACTGGCGATGACACTGAAATGGCTAAACAAATACGTGACTACTACAGTAAAAAAATTATGATGTTAACATTGCGAAATGATAACCCGCGCATGTCTGACTATCGTAAAGACCTAAACACATTTGTGCATGGTGATGGTCGTATGGTTAGAGAAAACATGTTAGGCTTAGCATACTATCTACCTATATTTTATGAGTACGATGTTAACATTGATGAAGTTCGGTGTGCAGTTGATGCAAATCAAAACTTTAAAAAATTAGACAAAGAAAACAAGCCTAAACTGTTGAAACTTTCTGTAGAATTGAAACCATTGAAGATGTTGGTTAGAAAAACTAAACGAATTACTACTAATCAATATTGGCTCAAGGATCTTAAACTAAATGCCGGTGTACTAATTAGTATTCAACCTGGTAATCCTTTAGAGCATATTTGGAATGATATGTTTCTGAATACGGAAGTATTACAAGTTAATGGTTCTTTTTGTAGACGCACAATAGACAATTTTGAATACTTTAGTGTTGATAAATGGCATCTAGCAAAAGGTTGACAATAAATCAATTCGGGCATATAATACATGTATTGATTGATTAAAGGACGATTAGATGTTTAAAGTTGGTGGGTTGTTGTTTCGTAATCCAGAAGCCCTTGGGGCATATCTCAAATTGCACAAAGGTACTACTTTTGTAGTAGAGTATGTCTCCGACTATATGCTCGGTGACCCAATGGAACAATAAGATTTTGGTTGACAATAAATCAACTAGGGTGTATAATTGTATTTTTCAGTGACTAATATAGGAGTTTAAATGTCTACTGTTCGCATTGTTTCTGGGACGTATCGCAATCAACCGATCGCTAATCAAGTTTTCACATTGGTGAAAGGGTACCAATTGGGTACGAAAGGTGGGTTTGTTACAGTGAAAAATGAAGGTCAATTCCCGGGTCGCAGTGGTCTGATCAGGGTTGGTGTTGCTAATCAAAATGATTTGCAATTTGTGTCAGGCACTGAGCCTGTTGTCGTAGCAGTTGAGCCAGAGGTCAATGAATCTGAAACTGAGGCAATGGATCGCATTGCTAGCCGATTCAATGTGCTTGATGAAATGAGTGCCGCATGTATCTCAGGCAACATTCGTGCTATGATTGTGTCAGGTCCCCCTGGTGTCGGCAAGTCGCACGGCGTGACTATGCAAATGGAGAAGGCAAGTCTGTTTGATAAAATTGCAGGCAAGCGTCCTCGTTTTGATATTGTGAAAGGTGCAATGTCAGGTATTGGTTTGTTCTCTAAACTGTACAAATATTCTGACAGTAAGAATGTTTTGGTCTTTGATGACTGTGACATTTGGGAAGACCCTGATGCATTGAATGTGTTGAAAGGTGCTTTGGATTCAGGCAAAACTCGCCGAATCAGTTGGAACAAAGACTCACGCATTTTGCGTGAAGAAGGTATCCCCAATACTTTCAATTTCAATGGCTCGGTGATCTTTATCACTAACTTGAATTTTGCTGACCGTCGTAGCAACAAAATCAAGGCTCACTTGGATGCACTGCAAAGTCGCTGTCACTATCTGGATCTCACTATCAATAGTGAGCGTGATAAAATGTTGCGTATCAAGCAGGTCCATCGTGATGCTGACGGTGGTTTGTTTAGCGAGTACGATTTCACCGATGAACAATCATCGGATGTTATGAGTTACATGTGGGACAATCACAACAAATTGCGTGAAGTGTCATTGCGTATGGCATTGAAGATTGCAGACTTGGTCAAGATTAGCCCGAGCAACTGGCAGAATCTTGCTAAGGCAACTTGCATGAAAGTTTAACGCCGTGTGAAGGCAGGGGCAATGTCAATAAGTCCCCACCCTATTTTTGGAGACTACGGTCTCCTTTTTTTGCCTTTGTGTTTGCTTTATCTATGCATAAGTATTATAATAACTAGATGATATCAAAACCGAAAACTAAAGAACAATTAATTTATTTTCTTGCATCAGCCATAAAGTTAGGTACTTACGATAAAAGGTTCCTATCCAACTTGGAAACAATGAACCTAGTCAATAAGAAACCATTGACTACTAATCAAGCATCGTTGCTGGATAAGATTACATCCAGATATAAAAAACAAATAGAAAAATTAGAAATTCATGTTGATGAATTGTTAAACTTGCCATGGGACAATGCTCCTATTCCAAGTCTACCTCAATTCACTGAGGTGCATTTGTTATTGGTCGATGATGAATTGATTTTGCGTAGCCCCTATAAAAAAGATTTTGTAACTGAATTTAGAAATTTAGAAATAAATCCTATTTGGCACAAAGAAGATAGGTTCTGGAGAATGCCAGCAAATAGTTACACACTAAAGGTAATTAAAAATTCTATTGAGAAGCATTATACAAAAATCAACTACTGCGATAGTATCAAATCAATGCTAGATTCTACTTCTATCTATGATGCAAAAATATGGAACCCCAAATTCTGTTATATAAATAATAACTTCTATGTGGTAGCGACTTCACCTATGTTGCAACAAGCCATAGAACATTTATCTTTTGACATTGATCTTGCGTTACTGCCTAGATTGAAAAGATTTGGAATCAATATTGATCAGTCTGTGATTGACGAATACTTGAAAAAGTTTTCACAGGAAGAAATTGATTTTGCAATAAATGACGTAGTTGAATTTAATTATAGTGATGAAAACTTAGTAGATTATCTACTACAGATAAAACCTGATTTGATTGTAATAAACGATTCGTTTAAATTAGGACATCTACGAAAGGCTAAAACATTGCTTGAAAATAAAATAACATGTATCATTAGGAATAAAGATGAACAGATACTTAGTGATTTACATGAATACGAATTTCCTGTACTGATAACTGGTAAAGTGTTCACGGCAACTTACGCATTAAAATATGCTTGTGGCACAAGTAAAGTGATACACATAGTAAACAATGACCCGGTAATAATTCTATGAAAGAATGCAAATTAATAATCAAAGATGAAGTCAATGTAAAGATTGAAGGTCTAGAACTAGGTGACCGCAAAGCATTGATGAAAAAATTTGAATATGAGAAGCCAGGCGCGAGGTATTTGCCAAGTGTCCGATTAGGTCGTTGGAACGGTAAAATCAGTTTCTTTAGTCTAGGCGGCAGTAGTTATGTGAATTTATTGCCAGAGATTCTTCCTATTCTAGATAGTGCAGGATATGACATTCAGTTGGAAGACTTGCGTACATATAGTACAACATTCAATTTTAAACAGATTGAAGAGGATACTTTTAGTCATTATAGTTGGCCAAAAGGTCATCCTAAAGAAGGTGAACCCGTCAAGTTTAGAGATTATCAACTTACTGTAGTAAACGAATTCTTAGCTAACCCTCAATCAATACAAGAAGTAGCAACGGGTGCAGGTAAAACATTAATGACTGCGGCATTAAGTTACAGTATTGAGAACTATGGTCGTAGTATTGTCATCGTCCCTAACAAGAGTTTAGTCGTACAAACAGAAGCAGACTACATTAATTTAGGTTTAGATGTTGGTGTGTACTTTGGTGATAGAAAAGAATATGGAAAGACGCATACGATTTGCACTTGGCAAAGTCTTGGTAATATGTTAAAGAATACCAAGTCAGGTGAAGCAGAAGTATCAATAGGGGAGTTTATTGAAGGTGTTGTTTGTGTCATGGTTGATGAAGTACACATGGCAAAAGCTGAGGTACTTAAAGAACTGTTGACCGGTGTAATGAGTCATATTCCAATTCGTTGGGGATTGACTGGAACAATACCTAAAGCAATATTTGAAGCACAAGCATTGTATGTAAGCATAGGTAACTTAACCAATAAACTTAGTGCAAGTGAATTGCAAGAAAAGGGTGTGCTTGCACAATGCCATGTAAATATTGTACAACTAAAAGATGAAGTAGAATTCTCAAACTATCAAAGTGAATTAAAACATTTACTTGAGGATACTCATAGATTAGATGCTATTGCCGAATTGATTTTAAAAGTCAAAGAATCAGGTAATACGTTGATACTAGTTGACAGAGTAAATGCAGGTAAAGAATTAATCAGCAGATTACCTGACGCCGTGTTTGTATCAGGTAATACAAATATGACTGAAAGAAAAGAGGAATACGATGAAATTGCCACCAGTACAAACAAGATTATTGTTGCCACGTACGGTGTGGCAGCGGTGGGTATTAACATACCAAGAATTTTTAATCTGGTTCTTATTGAGCCTGGCAAAAGTTTTGTCAGGGTTATCCAATCAATTGGTCGAGGAATCAGAAAAGCGGAAGATAAAGATTTTGTC